TTCTCACGTTTAGTTACGTAAGACTTCCAAACGGTCAAAAGATTTTAGATTTTGACCCAACGTTCATCGCATCAGTATTCTCAGGTTCTCTCGCAGCATTCGGATTGTCTCCAGCTAAGGCTGGGGGTGGTGGTCAACAGAAAAAGAGAGAAGAAGAACCAAGAGTTCAGTCTGCTGTTGAACCCAAAAAATAATATCAGGAACCCATAACAAAATGTGGTCAAAAAAACTGTATGATGTATAACTAGAGTAGTTGAATAAACTACAATGAAGTTTATCCGTTTAATGATTATTGCCACAGTTGCAGCAATGGTTTTCTTCTTACCGAAGATGGCTTATGCTGTAGATGTTACGATGGGTTCCAATGGAAATCTTGTATTCGATCCAGATAATATTACTATTAGTGCTGGTGAAACACTTCATTTTGTAAATGGAATGTTGCCACCACATAATATTATCGTGGATGGTCACGATGATCTTTCTAGAGATGCATTGATGTTCTCTCCTGGAGAGTCACAAGACATCGTGTTTCCTGATGCAGGAGACTATGAGTTCTATTGTGCTCCTCACAAGGGTGCTGGAATGATTGGTCACATTCACGTAGATTGATATGGCACATGAATTCGACCCTTGTGAAGCACCTACCGATGCTAAGCTTGACAAGTGGGGGTTTACTATTAAACCAACTATCACTGAAGATGAATTGATTTTACTTTGTTTAAACAATGCTCCATGTGGAACTGATAAAAAACAGGTAATGTCTACCATCACAAAATACCAAGAAAGGATTAGTCATGGAAACTAATTTCAAGACAAGATTTGATTTTGCAATGAGTTCATTCTCTCGAATGTATGGTGTCAATAAGGTGAGAACTTCACCTGACATTACTAAGTTCTGTACAAGATGGGCAAATACTAAGGAAGAACATCCTATTGGAACTCTGACTTCAATTGATTTTTATTTCAGAGACAACTGGGAAATTTGGGGACAATATGTATGAGCAATATAGCACTAAAGGCAGCACACTTTGCTTCTGCCACACTCAATAATCCTTATGGGATTGGAGTCCTAAGTCTTTCACTAATTGTCGTACCTATTATTGGTATGCACCTTGTACACAAACACAACTGGCAACACTGGGAACCATTTGGAAAATGAATTTATTACTTCGTTCTCATGAGAACGTGAATGACCCTGTATGGTCAGTGATTATATCTGTAATGATTGCTGTTGTATTGGCATTAGGTTATGTTATATACATATTAAAGATATCCTATACGGAGTTAAACGATGGGAGCAATGGTACCACCGAACAGGAAGAGTTGTTACAACTTCCGAGTGACGGAGATCAATCGTGTACTTGATGGTGATACTATTGATGTCACAATTGATCTTGGGTTTGATCTATACAAGAAAGAAAGAGTTAGAGTTGCAGGAGTTGATACACCAGAGAAGAGGACGAAAAACTTAGAGGAGAAGGCCCTTGGAATCGAAGCAACCAACTGGCTCAAAGAAAAACTGGAAGGGGCCATCGCTGGTGATGATGAGTTGTCTGTTAGGACTGAACTTGTTGGTGGCGTCGGCAAATATGGTCGTCTTCTCGGTTGGCTTTATATCGGGGATGAATGTTTGTCGCTCAATGAACAAATGATTGCGGAAGGATATGCTCATGCATATGACGGAGGAACAAAAAACATGGACCTTGAAGCCTTACGAGAAATCCGTAGGGCAAACGGTACAATGGTTTAGAAGTACCATGTGTGGTTCAGATGTTTTCATTCCAAACTCAGAGTTTGGTGGAGAGACATGTGAACTAACTTGTAGTATTCATCAGGAGTAACATGGCATCTTTATTTGTATTTGGATTTGTGACACTACTTTGTTATGGTCTACATATAACATGGCCCATAACAAAAGGTAAGAACTAATGCAAGGTCTAATTAATCTTTTGGCTCTAGTATCATTTGTAGGAACAGCATCTGTTGTAGGTGGTGGAGCTTATATTTACCTCAATAGAGAAGGACTCATTGAGAGTGTAAAAGAGCAGGTTACTACTGCAGCAACAGAAGCAATTACAGAAGCACTTCCTGGTATGATTGACTCCGCACTACCAGAAATTCCTGGTGCAACTGGTGATATACTACCTTCAGCACCAAGTTCTACTGGTGGGGTATTGCCTTTTTGATATAGGGTAACCTAAATACATTTACTTATTGCACAAATTATGTTATGATAAGTGCCAACTCAAAAGCTATCAGGAAAAGAAGACCCAAGAAAAAAAGTGATACTGAAAATAAATTTTTTCTGTATGTAATTTTTCACACCATATTTTCTTCTATCTTTAGTATTTTTGATAATGACTGATGGAAATTCGTGAAATAAACATAAGGAATTTAGACGTACCAGAACTTCCCAGTTACATTGTATCACCTACAGTTTCTCTTCCACGTACTCCTCCAGTAACAACAGGAATAGGTTTCCCTATTGTTGATGTACCTGGGTGTGTGGAAGCACATGAATCAAACAGTTCAAATAACAACTTATTGCAAGATGACCCGAGAGGAGTACTTACGTTTTGTGATTCTGGGCTCCCTAGTTTTAATCCTATTCAGTTTGAACCAATAAGGACACTACCAACTAAAGTTCCAGATATTCCAAAGACACAAGAACCCGAAGAACCAGAGGTAGAACCAGTAGTAATACCGACTATACCTACTCTTCCTTCTTCACCAAAAGTTGATTGTCCTACACCCCAACAGGAAATGATAGAACCTGTTGGTACATATATCAATGGTTTTAGAAAGAGAATTATTGAGTATAAATTAATAGGTAACGAGTGTGTTCAAATTACCGAGGCAGTAGGTATACCTCAACAGATTGTTGCTGGTCTTCCTAGTGGTGGACAAGTAGCATCTGTTGGTGGTATCGCAGTCATTGCAACAACCTCAGCTCTCATTGCAAAACCTCTTGCTGATATCTTACTGAAGGTAGTCAAACCTACAGTCAAAAAGGTAGTCAAAAAAATTGCAACAATGAGAGGAAAGGAATCTGTACTTCTATCAGTAACAGAACGTAGAGAACTTCAACGTGAAAGAACTGAAGCTATACGAAAATTAAGATCAGTAGTAAAACCAAAATAACGTTATGGATTTTGTTGAAGAGCATCATAATACATTAGATGAAGATTTTTGTAAGCATGTAATAGAAAAATTTGAGAAGGACGAGACCAAGGAACCCGGCACAACTACTGATGGTGTTGATACAGAGATAAAAAATTCTATTGATTTATGTTTTTATGGAAGACCTGATTGGGAAGAAGAGGATAAAATATTTTATGATTGTCTTGTAAAATATTCGAAACCATATATTCAGAACCATTATATTGATAAAATACCTGGTTCAGATATTGTTTCATATGATACTGGTTATCAGATACAAAAAACAGTACCAGGTAGAGTGGGATATCAATGGCACCATGATGCATTGTCAGAAATAAATGAAGATGGTCACAGTGTCATGAGAGTTATCACATTTCTTTGGTATCTAAACACAACTGAAGGAGGAACTACAGAATTTTATGATGGGACACATATAAAACCAGAGACTGGTAAGTTGATATTGTTTCCTGCTACTTGGACCATGGCACATAAAGGTCATCCACCCACAAGTGGATTAAAATATATTTGTACTGGTTGGATATGGCAAATCTGACTACAGTTTATTAGTCAATTACACCACCAAGGTCTTCTGCTCTAGTAGATGTTGGTCCAGGAGGTCTTGGAATGCTGTGTCTATGAGGAGGAATAACTCCACCTGCATTAGTGACCACAACATCAGAACATATTTTAGCGTATTGACTTTTAGGATGGAAATAGATTCCAGCTTTCATCAACTCACCACAGTTCTTAAGTCTTGCAATTTCAAAGTCTAATCTTTTATTTGCAGAGGCTTGTTGCAACAATGCTATGTTTGCAGCTGCGGCATCTTTACATTGGTCTTGCAACTTACTATCTAAAGGTTTAGACCAGGTGGCTGAGAACCCCAGAGAGAGGTTGTAATTATCTTTTTGACCAGTTCTAGTAGGAACATAGTATAAGATGTCTCCAGAGTTGTCTAGAGACCCATCCTCGTTCAAATCTCTCATATCATATACTGGGTCATCAAAGTATGCTTCATAAGGTTTAGCAGCTGATATAGAACCAGTTACAAACGGTGTGATATTGAGAGTAGGACCTTGACATGATATACCTCCACCATAGGTATTTGTAATGTAAGGTCCCTGAAGAACTTGAATGGCTTGGTTAGTAACACTACCAGATGAGTTGGCAACAGGTGAAGCAGTAGCTGACACACCACCAACACTCTCTGCTAGTGCTACCGTTGGTGATAACAGACTAGCAGATACTAAACTAATTATTGAGTGAAGATAGATGTTGTGTCGGTTACGCTTTCTATTTCTGTTGTTCTTTGAATGATTGTCTGATTGGTTAGACCAGGACCGCGATAAGTTTCTGTAAATTGAAACGCCCCACCTGGAGTCGTTTGTGCAAACGACGGTCTTGCTCCTACTCCTGTCCATGATGAAGTCACTCCTTCAATTGTTACTGTATTTGATTTTGTACCTGGTGATAAATTACCTGATGCAGTAATACCTGACCCAGTTGCAGTGTATTGATAGCCTGTGTTGTAATCCATTGAGTTGATTGTTTCTTGAACAATACTCGTAGTTTCAGTACGTGATGTCATACTACCTTGAGTAAAGTTCGGTACTACAGGAACTGCTCTAACAGGTTGAGACAGTCCCTGAATCATACCAAGAAACAATCCGATAAAGATTGTTCTCTTCATGTCAATTACCTTAGAAAATAGTAACTTCGGAAATGTATTGACCTGTAGCACTTGTTCCAGCACCACCTGCTGTAAGTGTCATTGCGCCGGCAGCAGTAATAGTACCAGCCAAAGAGCCAGCAACACCACCAGCTGTGGTTGTTGTGTTTCCAAGCATGGGAAGAGTTGGAGTAACACCTGCCGTAACTGTAGTTGCCGCTGGAGTTGCGTCACCTTGGATGAATGACTCTGTGAAATTGAATGCTGCTCCAGCTGTGGTGATTGAATATTCTGCTGGTGTATATCCCACTCCAGTACATGAAGTAAGACTAGCAAGACCACCAGCTGTACCCAGAGTAACGTTAGAACCGGATACAGAGTATTCAGAACCAATTCTCTGAGCTTGTGAAGCTGCGGAATCAACTTGGAGTTGAACTGAAGAAGAAATTTTATGAGTAAGATCGGCATTAGCTGGTGCCGCCATCAAGAACATACCAAAGATAAGGAAACATTTTTTCATTATCTTTTATTATATTGTATCAGTATTTAGAAACTTAGAGTTTTATGAGAGAATTCTCTGGTGGTAAATATATATTACAGTATCACTACAAACATAATGGACCCAAAAAAATGTCCTCGATGTCAAGCTACATGGATAGATGGAGTTCACTACTGGGCAACAGGAAAACCAGGTGATCCAGAAACACTATCAAATTTAGTTTGTGGAATGGTAGAAGATCCAAATTGTATTAATCCCTCTCATATCAAAGGTCACGTCTACGGTGACAAAGATACGTGGGAGAAAAGAAAATCATTTATAGATAGAGAAGTCAAACCGAATATTTAATCATGCCTCGTGGACAATTGACTCGATATGAAATCCTTTCGAAGGTTTATAATCTTAAAAATGAACTTAAAGAAAGACAGGAGTTATCATCAAAAAAATATCTAGCAGATGAATATCTCAATAAAGTACTAAGTTATGTTGAACAGTTTCGTTATTAGATATAATTTATCTATCAACCCAGACAAGCCTAGTCTATAGGGAAATGGACAGTCTGTCAAGTGGCTCCAGAAAAGGGGTTGACAGACTGACCAAGGTGTCGTAATATAAATACATCGACCGGTTAGGGTTTCCTAACCATCTTTACACGCCTTACCAA